AGCATAGTTTCGTACTAGAGGTCTCATGATTGATTGCTCTGATGCTACGAATAATGCCTCTGCAACAATCTCAGTATATAGTTCCGAGAGTGTTGACGATGTTGTTTCGTTTGCCATTGTTATTTATCTCCGTTTATTTATTGTTTAAGTTGATTTGAACTGGTCCAGAGTCTCTTTGTTTGCGATACTCTGCATACTTTTTACGATCTTCTGGCTTACTCAAATCTAAATCCTGAATATTAAAAGGTTTTACAGTCTTACCTCCGACAGAACTCTGGCTTCCTGAACCAGACTTGCCACTTGCGGAAAAGTGTGGGTTTGCCTCTAAGAACTCTTTGACACGATCTTCTATGCTAAAAAGCTCACCTTTTGGGTTATATCTTATATTGCTATTGTTATCAAGGATTTCAATACGATTATCGTCACTCAGTCTAACTTGATTCTTAATTAAGTCACTTACTTGTTGAGGGTTAATTGCATTGTATCTTGAAGCAACAGATAAAAGACTATTATCAATCTTTTCTTTTTTTATATCTGCTCTCATCTTTTGCAGTTCAGCATCTTTACTTGCTATTTTCTCTTGCATCAATTTTTCAAGATCAGCTTTTGTTTTAGCTTCTTTGATTGCTCTATCTTTTTGAGCTTCTTCTTCAGCTTTTTTTTGTTCTTCAAGCTGTCTTGTATATTTAGATTGCTCTGCCTGAAGTCTTTGTTTGATAATGTTATCAAGCTGTTCTTGTGTAAATTGAGGTGCTGGTTTTACCTCGTCAGTTTTAGTTTCTTTAACCTGTTCTACAACAGCATCATTTTTCGGTTGATTAACCTGTTTGTCATCTGACATTTTTTTCTCCTTATATTATTAATTGTCCGTTACTATCATACCAATCTGGATTGACGTAACTCCATTGATGTCTGCAATTATAACCACCTCTGACTACTAAAGGATCACCTGGTTTCTTACCACTCCAACTTTGTCTGGCCCACAATTTTCTTACTTCGTCAATAGTGAAGAGATTACTCTTCCGTTTTCTATATACACCATTAAGCACATCTCTACAAATCCTTCTAGTTTCTGGTATTATATCTCCAAAATATTTAATATGTGTTAATCCTGCATCTAACGCTTTTTTTGCATTTACCTGTGCATCAAACTCTCTAAGGCCATCATTTAGAATCTGACTTGCATATTTTCTCATATTATCCCCAGCTCTATCTCTGCCAAATTTAGATTGTAATGTTTGAACTGCTTTATCAACCTCTGCTTGTGCTGACTTTTTGTTTTTGTTTTTCTTTACAAACTCTGCAAGTTTGTTTGCCTCTACATCATCTGATTTACTATAAATACCATTTATGGTTTGTCTAAGCTCTGTTTCTAAATCTACAAAGTCTCTACCTATTAAAGTGTTTTGATAAACTTTATCAGCTAGTCTTTTTGTAAATGTATTAGATACATCTTTAAATTGCGTAAAGGTTTGTAGTTTAAGATTTCTTACTAATTCTAGATCACCTTTTGTAAGTTCCTGGAATGCAATAGGTATATTACCAATAGATTTAAAAGCTCTCTCAATACGTTTTGCTTGTTTGTTAAATCCACGTTTTGTTAATGTATCGGCCCATCCTAAAAACTCTCTTTGCATGATAGCTCTTATCTTAGGTCTTATGGATACTGCGGCTTGTAATTCTATTAATTTACCTGCTTGTGTTGGTAAGTCTTTTCCTGCAAGTCTTACAACATCATCTTCTATTTTATCTAATGTTCTCTGTAATGTTCGGTAATATTCTTGTTCTGCTCTATCTAGGTTTCTAATTCTATAAATAGTAAATTGTCTTACTTTGTCGGCCATTAGACTTGCTCATCTTCAACATCTTCTTCTTGTGGTTCATCTTGTGTAAATTGACCTACTTCTGATTGACCATCTATTTCTTCAAATGACTGGTTTAGTAATTCATCATCATCTATTACAGCTCTAACAATTTCTTTATCTACCTCTTTGTTAAATGTAGGTGATTCTATATTCATTGCTTTAGCCATAGAAAAGAATTGTAAGTCTGTTGCATAATCTCTTATATTAAAACTATCTGGATAATTTATTTCACCATCAAATGTAGTGTTTTGAAATGTTGCATATAATCTAAATATTTGCTCCTCTGCTATTTCTAAATTGTCTGCTTTTTCTGATAGTCTTGCGTTAAGTAATTCAAATTCTGTTTGTAATGCTATACCTGATGACACTTGTGTTTTTGTGGTCCTGATAGCTCCTGTATGTGCAATTCTATTTATAGCTTCTACTTTGTGTCTAATAGATTCCATAATAGCATTTAAGTTTTGTCCTGATGGTTGTAATAGATATGGTTTTAAATTTGAGTCTATTTCTTCTGGCATCTCTATTACAGCACCTGCACCTGCACTTGCGTTAACGCTTGGTGTTTTAACTAATGATGGATGGTTTGTTAATCTTATAAGTTGCTCTATTTCAGAATACTCATTGTAAATCGCTTTTTGTAAATCAGCTATATCAGTAAGGTCTGATTGACCAATCCCTCTCTTGTGCGATTTAGAATTGTATAAAATAACTGCTGGTATTTTGCCAATCAGATTATCGGCAGTATCTATAATAGAGGGTTCTTCGTTATCTTTTTGATACAATGTTTCTATACGATCTGGATACCACATTCTCATATAGATACCACCATCCTTATCTACCTCTTCTCTTACTTTTAAATAATCTAAATAATATTTTCCATTTACTTCTCTTTTAAAATTCCAGTCCAAAACATTCTCTGGAGTTACAATAGAGATATATGGTCGTATATCTTGATTAAGTTCCTCTGCCTTTGTTCTTGCTTGTATTGATGGTTTATCTAATATTAGAAAACAATGACCATAGATTGAAGCATAGTTTTGTGCTTGTTTCATCACATTGTTAAAACTATTACCTTCAAGGTCAGCGTCTTTTAAGAATGATTCTAAACTTGCTTCGTCTGCCATTGATCCAAAATCTCTTCTTGCTTTTGCTCTAAAAAGAAATGATGAATAAATTTGTATGATGTTCTTGCAATGGTTATCGCATGGTGTGTTGCCTAGACGCTGGTTGAACTCATTATCTAATTCTAAATTGTATCTGTTAAGATACTGGCCCAATGTATAATCATAACCTCCATTATAACTACGGATATAATACTCCCAGTTCATAATAGTCTCTTTGTAATCTTTATGAGTATCTAGTGCCTCGTCTCTGCTGTATGCCATACTTTCCTTCTTTAACATTCCATCTCTGAGCAGGACTTGGTGGTGTGATTACAATGAGAGGTTTAATAAAATCTATTAAATATCCCAAAGCATCGTTCATATGGTCAAATCCTTCCTCTTTATCAGGAATATTTGTATTCTCTTTGTATATCTGCCTTTGTAATCCTTTTATCAATGTTTTACAAGATTTGCTAACAAAAATATATCTATTACCATTTGCATCTTTTAATCTTGAATTAACATTGTTCACTCTGTCTCTAATTGCAGAATGTTTAAATTTAGCTTTAACCTGGAAACCAGCATTTTGTAAGATAGATAAATCTGTTTTGCCTCCTGCACTTGTTTTTCTTTGCCTACAAGCTGGGTCAGGATATATAATAATCCGCATTTTGCTACCATATCTATCTCTTATCTCCTGGCACATTTCATCAGTATTGCTTCCATAAATAATTATCTCATCTACGATATAAACCTTATCTTTATCTATTTGTGCTACACAAGCTGACATTGGCGATACGTTGAAGTCCATCCCAATATGTACAGGTTTGGAAAAGTCTATCTTTTTATCAACAACACTATCTACTGGATGAAAGTTATAATAAACAGCTCCTGCATAGTTTTCAAACGTACCTTCAAACTCCTGTCTAAATGTTCTAATGTCTATATCTTGTTTGGCCTGGTCCAGTTCTTCTTTTGTAACCATGCCACCTTCTAATGTAGTATATTGAAAAGACTCCCACTCTGGGTCTGTCTTACCTTTTAAATATTGTTCATATGACCAGTTACCAAAACCTCTTGGTGTTCCGCACATAAGGACTCTGCCTTTTGTATCTGCAACAGAAGCTCTCAACACTTCAGTCCAGGTCCTTTTATCTATATCTGCAAACTCATCTAATATTAAAAAATTTATACCGCTTCCTCGTAAGCTATCAAAGTTCTCTGCACCTTTAAGTGATATGGTGCTGTTTGTTTTTCTAATATGTATTGTAAGTGTAGTCTCATTGATGTCTTGTACCCAGTTATATTTGTAAAGCATCTCTTTAAGATTAGACCAACAAATCTCTTTTGCCATTTTAAGACTAGGTGCTACATACCATATTGTTTGATTTGGTATAGCGGCCTGTTTCATCATCTCAACTATTGTGAGATATGTTTTACCAAATCTTCTACCGCTTATAAGAACTCTGAATCGCTTTTGTGAATGACTCACCTGATATTGCGGATTTGTAAGTTTTATCCTCATAACAATCAAATTTCATAATAATTTTATGTTTGTTCACTTCTCTTTTTCCAAGTTCTTCTGTCTTTTCTATTGATTTATTGTATCCTTCAATCAAACACGAATACACATCATCATACTTTTCATCAAATTTGTGTGGATCAAGACATATGCCTTGATATTGTGAACACATCATTATTACTAAAACCCATTTCATTTATCATTTAAACATTCCTGAGTTTGGAGTATTATTGGCTAAATCATCCAACCAGGATCGCTTCCTTCTTTTTTTATAATATTTCCTGTGGACCTTTTTGTTGAAACTCCATAACGAAATTCTGCTAGTGATTTTTTCAATCTTTGTAAGTACCCAATCTATCATTTTTTTCACCATAAATTATTTGCTTAAAGTTATAACTCTTACAATCTTTTTAGCTCCCATATATATTTCTGTTTGTGCTTTTATCTTTTGACAAGAAAACTGCACTCTTTCAGGTCTAACCTGTCTCTCAGCTATTCTTTTTGACTTTAGGCAGTCACTCATTTTTTCTTTGTATGTGTGTTCAATTACATCACCTTTTAACATCATCAATAAAGCTACTACTGTTTCTATCATTTATAAGCTCCGTTTGCTCTTACTTTGTCTTTTAAAATTTCTAATGACTCTGTAAGTTTATCTACGTCTTTTATTAATCTCTCTATATTTACTTTGTTATTCATCATTTCATCAACTCTTGTAGTTAATTTTTCTATTTCTACAATAGAATCTTCTATAAGTAAAAATTGTTCTGAGTCTGCTGGTAAAGACCCCATCTCACCTCTTGGCCACTTAATCCTAAACTCTGTGTTTTTTTCTAAATCACTTTCCATAAGTTTTAGTTTTGTACTATGTACATTAAGAGTTTCTACCACACCAAAATATGCCCACACACCAACTGCAACAGCACCAATGATAGCAACTAAGTTTCTAATTGGTAAAGAAATCTGTGTATTATCATTAACCTTCATATTTTGAATCCTCTACGCCAGGACCTCATACTCCAAAAGGCAGGACTCAGAGACTTTTGCCCTTTTACTCTTTTTAAAACTCCGCCCATACGAGCTAAAAAAGACCTCTGCCTTGATGGTATGTTTTTCTTTATACTCATACCTCTAAAACCAAATCTTACTATTTGTACTCTATTGGTCCTTCTGTTTCTGACATACACAGCAAACTTTTTTGTACCTGTTGGTGATCTGAAAGGTTTATTAAGTGTAACTGATCTGCCCTTGAATTTTGCCATATCTACTTATTATCACAATAAGCACCAAAAACTAATTCTTTTTTGTCTGACCTATTTAGATAATAACCTTGTTGATCTTGCCAGGTATGTGTAGCATTTTGTTTAATCCATTGCTCTGCTTGGTCAAAACAGGTTAAATTATGATCTCTGTCTATCTTGATTGTATAATATCCTTCTACTGATGCTGACAGCAAAAGAATATATAGATATTTCATCTTAGAGTTCTAGGTCGCCATTTGTTACAAACATAAGTGTCTCTAACACCTCTTTGTCTAAATATGTAACAAAATCCATGCTTCCTAGAATATACTCCACAGCTTCCACAGCTATACTTACCTTGTGATGGTCTAAAGTCTTGTGGCATTCTATGGGGTATAAACTCTCCGTTAGGATAGAAGTTAGACCGCTTCATCTACCCTGTCCTCTATATTTTTTTTTGTGAAATTCTTTTGTATTCTTGTTTGGTCTTTTTGTATGTCTGCCTGGTCTTTTCTTCCTGGTCCTTTTGACATAAGTATTTACACCAAATATATTTTTTCTCTTAGCCATCTACTGTCTCTGCATCTGATTCAATAATTAATGGCAGAGGTTCAGTAATGTTTGTTTGTTGCACTCTATCGCTAAATCCTAGAATGTTTTTACTTAACCAGATTTGCATATGGGTATTGTCTTTTTTAAGAGCTTTATCCCACATCTTTTTACGCAAACTAGCTTTTCCCTTCTCTCTGTGTTCGTCAATAAAATCGGCAAAATTTCTTCGTAATGTTCTTGCAGATACACCTAATATTTTTGCAATCTCATAGTCAGGACATCCTATTTGACATAATCTACTTAGTATTTTGTAGTCTATCTGTAATCTAGGTCTGCCTACTGCATTGTGTTGTTTTTGTGAATCTGTCATAATTTTGTCCTATTTAGACTTCTATCTTTTTCATAGATATTATGCAACCTAAAGGGAATACGTTACGATCTGAAAATTGTGCCTCATTTTCGTCATAACTTGCAAAAGTCCATACAAACTTTTTATCTTTTTTAAATAGATATGCCTGTGTAATCATTTTAGCTGGTTGCATCTGTGAGAACTCATTGGTATCAGCGTGACCTGCATCTCCGAGAATATCAAGCCATTTGATAGAATAGAAGTAATACTTTGTTTTGTTTATAACGCAATGTCTGTATTTACTCTTCTTCCTTCTTATCATATTCTAATTTACCTTTACCTTCGCAATCATCACATCTGGCCCATGTCTCTTCTTCCACAAAGTGATAATCAACACTATAAAATCCTCTTCCTTTACAAGTTGGGCAGGTCATGTAATTGGTGTTATTGTTCCCTTCCATCTGTGCCTCTTGTATCTTTTTCCATCACGTTCAACAGTCTCTTCATCACCCCAAGTATCTATTACCTTATACCCACTATTAACATCTTTTGATGGACCTATAATATTAGTTATATTACTTAGTGATTTATTTAGTAATGCGTCTGAAGTGGTTTTGTACTGGTCAGGTGTCAGATCATACTGCTGGAATTTATCATAATTTACAACACTTATAATCGTGACAGATTTGTACTTGTGGTCTCTATGTGGGTTTATAGTGGCCACTCTTGTCGTAATCATCTTCTTACGTTTCAACCTATGTATGAATAACCGCATTGTTGTATATGGCATCTTCCATATAGAAGCATTTTTTCTAATTGGAAATATTAGTTCACCACGTTTTACAAAGATTGGATTTTCCATAAACTTTAA